GGCGTATGTTCCATGGTCATTGGGTGCAACTATGGCTCGCAACTTTACGTTGTGAAACATAGTTAAGAACACGTCAAGATCGAAATGCAATTGAGCATTCCAATTCTGACACGTTGATGATACCCAAGCCTGATGCGTTAGATACAAATTATCATCCCCTTTGATGACTGGGTTGATAGTTAGTGGAAAAACTGCGAGCACTTGATTTGGTACTTGATCATCGGAAATTTTGAAGATATGATCATCGAGAATGTTTGGAGTTCTCATGATGTAATCTACAGACATTTCGTCCAATTGTGTGCCAAATAAAGAATAATCTGTCGCGATGGTAGTTTCCTGATCAAGTGTATACACATGATCATTAATTGCAGTTTGTGCAGATAGTTGCCCATCACCGGGCTTCCATTTCACAGCTACAACAGGAGTATCTAACGTGGGCTTGCTGTATCCCAACGCACTAGCGGTATTAGCGCCAGCTTTTAAGAGTGGAGCAACAGTAGATGCTAAATTACCAACCATAGGCAATCCAGACGCTGCTGTTGCAACTTGAGCCCCTTCACGCAAAACAGCAGAAACTATACCTTCTTTACGCATTGTATTAGCTTCTGAAACATGTTTTTGCGGAATTGGTCGTTGTCGTTGCGTCGGGGCAGAAGGCAACGGTCTTGAGGCAGGAGGATGAGTCTTGTGATTCCGTGCAACCATAGCACGTAATTCACGAGTGGCTTCATCAACCCGTCTTCGAAGTAGAGCCTCATTTGCAAGTGGAGGCGCTATAGTTGGATAATCCAATTTAAGTGTATCTTTATCAGCTTGAATATACACGTTCATTTTCACTGTACCAATATCAAGTGGTGTTAACCGCCCGATATAAAGTTTTCCTGGTCTTCCAGTTCCGGATTGTAAATTCCGAGACAAGAAAGCAGAAACCCATGGTACATTCATGCTCACAGTTTGTGATGTGGTTAATGAGACCTTCATGTGAGGAGTTTGTGAAATTTGTACGAGTCTTTTCGTGCGTGATGCAATCGCTTCTGGCGTCATGTCAGCATATAAGGCTATAATGATGCCCCCTGATGTTTTGGGAGCAACAGTAAATTCAAAACGCACCTTTAAGTGTGTGCGTAAGAAAGCAAAACCTTTAATTTTGTCATATACGTTCATCTGCGATAAGAACAATTCAATTGGATCAAGTAAATATAGCTGTTCTCCAGGCTCTCCGCCCACGGGGATAACAGTAGACATTACGAGATATTCTCTTCTGAGAATGTCAAGAATACTATGATCCCTTCCTTCTTGAAAATTCTGAGTTTCTCTATTAGATAAATCCTGCTCCATTGGTAGAGTTTCTACAACGGGGATTGCACTAGTAGCGAAAGTCACAATTTGTTGTCCAGTTTCGACTTCATTCCTTTCATCGTGAAATGGAAGGTTGGAGTTGCGTGTGTCGTCGTTAGTTAATGATTGAACATTATCTGTATTTTGAGCTACGCTTCTTTTAAATCACACAGTCGAGTAATACTGTTGTGAATTTTTGGGTTGTGATTCTTTGCAAGGGCTGCTTGCATGGCGATCACCAGTGTAAATACACTTACCATATTGGTTTTGTTTTGTGATATGCTTGACTGATGCTTCATCAGCGGTCATATCACTTTCTTCGAAGCCGTCGAAGTCCTCTGCTACAAAGGAGTGGGCGGCTAAGTCAAGGTTGTAGTCAACACTAGTATCGGATGTAAAATAAGATACATTATCACTGTCTCGAACCATCTTTCGTATATGTGTCTGACTGTAAAAACAGTCGGGCGGTAATACTATTTGATGCTCCTGACACTGATCAATTATCTTTTCTCGATACTCCTCAAATACATGAGGTTCGTGCATACTTAGTTCGCGAATTGCTAACCTTGCATTCATTTGCATTTGCATAGATTTTGTACCATATTCCTGTTCACATCGGTCCCAATTTAATGGTTCCAATATTGAACAAAGATCTAATGGTGCTAACCATATCTTAAGATCTTTATCATGCACAAATTTACGTTTTATTATTGAGACTTCATCTAGTGTCCTAAATTCAATCTCACCACCATCTTTGGTTTCTGGTGTACAATAATGACCATATGTTAACATATAT